CGGAGGGGTTGCATGCGGGTTCCGGACAAGGCGCTGCGCGCCGAAATTGCGCGCGAGGATAAGCTCGCCCGCGCCGATCGGCGGGCCGCGATCGAAGCGCACAAGGCAGCTCGCACTGCTCCACCATCAAACGTCACCTGGTCGACGAAGGACCCGCGACCGTCCCGGCCAAGTCCTCGCGCCCTGCAGCTCCAGGCAGAAGCCGACGCGATCCGCGAATTAAATCGAAGCGACTGGGCACGCCGCAATCCCAAGGCTGCGAGGGAGCAGCGAAGGCTTCGCAAAGGGCGAGCCGAGCTGGTCGCTCGCTGGAAGCACAAGAATGAAGGGACGCCGGAGACGCATGAGCAAGCCTCACGGCGCAACCAGGGCTCGCTTGTCCGGCTCTATCAGAATGGGACCATCGACGCGGACCAGCTGGCCTCGGCCGTCGAGATCGCGCTGATCGTCGAGCGGATCGGCCGCGACGTGACGGTCAAGACCGCAAGCCTAGAGACGCGCGTCGACATCACCAGGCTCGGCGACGGGAGCTTCTTCGAACGGCTCGGCCAGGTTCGCCGAGAAGTCGCCTACACACGGTGGCGAAGCGAGATGTCCGGGCCGATCGCGGCCGTGCTCGAGATGATCGTGGGCGACACGGTCGGCTTCACGATCGTCGCAAAGCGCTACCGGATGCATAACCGGAGGGCCCGGCAGCTGCTAATCGATGCGCTCAACCTGTGGCCGAAGATCCTGGGCGCCGTGTGCAAGGAGATCGACGACAAGACGCTGATGTCTGCCCATGCCAGGCTGATCGGCTAGGGTCCTCAATCCGTTACCTTAACGACAAACGGACTGCCCAAACGGCAACGGAACGCGCCAAAACGACCCCGCCACAGCTGCGCCCAACGCGCAGCGGCCCCAAAGCCCGCTGACCCCTTGGCGGGCTTTTGTTGTGTCCGGAGGTTGCCATGGCCCCAACCAACGCACTCCGCGACAGCGCCGCCGCAACTGCACCCGTCTCTGGTCCGGCTGCCCGCGGCGGCGCACCCATTTCTGCCGGCGATCAGCTGCATAAGCTCGGCCGCCGGCTTCGCGACCTGACCGTCCGTGTCAGTGCCGGCGCAACCTCTCATCAGCAGCACGATCGCAACGTCGATGAGGCGGAAGCGATCGCGGCCGAACTGCGCGCCGTGTTTCGTGGATCCTCCGCACCCGTACATCCGCCGCTCTGGCAAGATGGCGGCGGCCGCGCGGCCTGGTGAATCCATGGTCGACCTGCAGAAGCTTCGCAGGGCCATCAAACAGGCTCGTGCGAAAGGCCCTGCTGCGACGGTCACTCGCGAATGGCTGCAGGACGTCGAGCGGGATCTGACGGAACTCGCTGCCCTGCGCGCCGCCGGGAGGACCGCCTGATGCCGGCAGCGCCCAAGACCCTGGCGGCGGCCACCCGGCTGCTGGAGCGCTATGCAGATCTGCAGGCGGACTTCGACAGGGTTGAAGCCGCACGCTCAGCTCGACTGGCCGCCGTTAATGCAGCGGCCGATGCGGACGCAGGACCCCTAGCCAAGCAGATGCTGGATCTGCACGCAGCCCTCGAGCCGTGGTGGACAGAGCAGGGCTCGACCCTAGCTCAGGGCAAGAAGTCCCTGCAGCTCGGCGGCTGCATGATCGGCAGCCGGATGGGCAAGCCCTCACTGGCGCATGCATTCCCAAAGGATGAGGACGCGGTCACCGCCCTCCTCGCCACCCGCTACAAGAAGCAAACGACCCAGGTGAAGTACAGCCTGGACAAGGTCGGCACCCGCAAGCTGCTCGAGCTGGGTGGCAAGGCGGCCGAGCAGCTGAAGGACCTGGGCTTCTCCATCAAGCAGGACGACAAGTTCTTCGTAGAGCGGGTCGAGCAGCCTGCCACGATCGGAGGCTGACCCGTGGTGCATATCGATCGGCTGGGCATGGCGGCGCGTCTGGCGGTGGTCCGGCAGGAGCTGCTCGCTCAGATGGACAGCAACGACGTCTCCATCACGATCAACGGCAAAGCGCAGGACGCTGAGTTCGTTGGGCGCATGCGTCCCTACATGAACAGGTTGGTCAACGAACAGGTCAGCCAGGTCGAGACCCATCTGCGGGAGCTCGGCGTCAACGTCCCTTAAGCCAATGCCTTGGCAACCGCCGCGGTTTGGTCGCCCTGCAGCTGCTGCGAGCAGCTGGGCTCGGCCGGGCAAGAATGCACGGCGACGCAAGCGGGGCAGAGCAGGGCAACGCGATAGAGCGCTGATCCTGGCCGAGGAACCGATGTGCAGGCCTTGCCTGGCAGCGGGCCGAATGTCGGCGAGCGAAGAGGTCGACCACATCCGGGACGACCTGCCCGATGAGCTGTGGGACGCTCGAGAGAACAAGCAGGGCATCTGCAAGCCCTGCCACAAAGCGAAGACCGCAGCGGAGAGCGCTGCCGGCAGACGCACCAACCGCGGCTCCTGACCCCCAGGGGGGAGGGTCAAAGGTGGCGGCCCGGCAGACCGGACACCGCGCAGTGCACAAGTTTTTACGCGGTCGAATTCAAAGGTGAAAATGACTCGGCCAGGGGACCAGGCGAATGGCTATCGACATGGGCGCGCTCGAGCGCGCGGCGAAAGGTGACCCGGACGGGAAGGTGACCGTCCGAAAGGCTTGGCTCGCGGAGGTCCTCGGCGCGATCTTCAACCTTGGTCGGCCGCTCCGAAGTTAGGTGGCTAGAGGTGGTTCCCGTTCCGGGGCTGGACGGAAGCGCAAAGATCCCGAGCTGAAGAAGCTCGCCGGCACCTCGCGAAAGGATCGCGAGCTGTCGCCGGTGCCTGCCGGGACAGGCGCCGAACCGCTAATCTGCCCGCTGCACCTCGGTGACCTGGCGCAGCTGATGTTCAAGGACATTGCGGGTTTGCTCGAGAAGCAGGGCCGAGCTGCTCCGGAGTACGCCCAGCACATCGCATTGCTGGCCCAGCGCCTGGAACAGATCCAGCGGTTCCAAGCCGTGCTCGAGACAGAGGGCGACACCTTCACGAGCAAGGCCGTGAAGAAGGTCGGCAAGGAAACGATCATCAGCACGATGGTCCGGGCCCGGCCCGAGGTCGCCATGCTCTCCGACGCAATGCGCCAGGCGCAATCGCTGATCGGCGAGCTGATGCTCAATCCGTCGGCCGCCCTGCGGATCGCCAGCGGCCACAAGCCTCAGGCAGGTGCCTTCGACGACTTTTAGGAGAGCGGCATGGAGCTGGTGGTCAAACGCCGCTGGTGGTTCAAGGCGGTCTTCTGGATCTTGGCCTGGCTGGTCGTGCTAGGCCTCGCGGATCCGGTCCGGGTCGGCTCATGGCTCGGCCGCAACGGCACGAAGATCGTGGCGCGCTGGCCTGCTGACCCGGCCTAGGTCAATGTGTCGATCGAGGCTCGGCCGTATGCGGCGATCGCGCAGGAATACGCTCGCGAAGTAACGAAAGGGAAGATCCCGGCCTGCAAGTCGATCCGACTGCAGTGCCAGCGCTTCCTGGACGAGCTGAAGGCGCAGAAGCGCAAAGGTTTTCCGTTCCGGTTCGACGTCGAGAAGGCGGGGCGGGTCTGCAAGTTCATCGAGCGGCTGCCACACTCGAAGGGTCGCTGGGCCCGGGCAAAAGAGACCATTCGTCTCGAACCCTGGCAAATCTGGATTCTCTGCTGCACGTTCGGCTGGCTGCACAAGTCGACCGGGCTGCGGCGATTCCGCGTCCTGTTCGTCGTCGTCCCGAGGAAGAACGGGAAGTCCGCACTCTCCGCCGGCATCGGGCTTTACATGCTCTGCGCCGACGGCGAGTTCGGAGCGGAAGTCTACTCCGGCGCCACAAACGAGAAGCAGGCTTGGGAGGTCTTCAAACCTGCTCGGCTGATGGCGCTTCGGACGCCGGCTCTATGCAGCAAGTTCGGCGTTGAGGTGAATGCCAAGTCGCTCGTTCGCATCGACGACGAAAGCAAGTTCGAGACCATCATCGGCGACCCGGGCGACGGGCAGAGCCCGAGCTGCTCAATCCACGACGAGTATCACGAGCATCCGGACGACGGCCAGGTCGACACGATGCAGACCGGCATGGGCGCCCGCGATCAACCCCTGCAGGTCCTGATCACCACCGCCGGCGATAACCTGGCCGGCCCTTGCTATGCCTCGATCCAGGAAGAGCGGGAGCGGCTCGCGAAGATCGGCGGCGACCAGCTGCTCGAGCACGAGACCTTCTTCGTCGAATATACGATCGATGACGACGACGATTGGAAGTCGGAAGCGTCGCTCCGCAAGGCCAATCCGAACTTTGACGTGTCAATCGCCGGGGACTTCCTTCGAGCCAGGCAGCGGGACGCGATCGCTACGCCTCGCAAGGCCGGCATCTTCAAGACGAAACACTTGAATCTCTGGGTCGCGGCGAAGGCGGCCTACTTTGACATCGAGGCCTGGAGGAAGTGTCGGGATCCGAACCTCCCGATGAAGGCAGTCGATGCATTGACGCTCGAGCGCCTTCTCGGACGACGCTGCATTGCGGGTCTCGATCTGGCCTCGAAGGTCGATATCGCGGCGCTCGAGCTGCTATTCCCGCCGATCGGCGGGAAAGCAACCGACGAGGATCCATACGTCCGGATCGGCTTCTACTTTTTGCCCTCGGAGACAGTCCAGAATGTCCCAGCCTACCAGGCATGGGACGCCTTGGACCTGATCAACGTCACCGAAGGCAATATCATCGACTACGACGAGATCCTGGAAGTGCTCCGAGAGATTCGCAGCGCCTTCCAGCTCGAGCAGGTCGCTTACGACCCGCACCAAGCAACGATGCTGGTGACCACGATGACCAAGGAGGGCTTCCCGGTCATCGAGTACCGACCGATGGTCCTGAATTTCTCCGAGCCCATGAAGGAGCTCGACGCCATCTCGAAGGCCGGCACGATCGCCCACGGCGGTTGCCCGGTCATGGAGTGGCAGATGAACAACGTCGTCGCCCAGGCGGACGCCAAGGACAACGTTTACCCGCGGAAGCCTCGTGACGAGGCGAAGATCGACAACCCTGTCGCGCTGATCAGCGCCTTGGGAGTGACCATGGCGATGAAAACCGAGACGCGCGAGCTGCAGGTCTTCCTGTGAGCCTGCGCTCCTGGCTCCGAGACGTGCTCGACGACGAGCCACGCTATGCTGACCGGTCGGACGGCTTCATGGTGTCCAATCTCGACCTGCCGCAGACACCGATAACGGAATTCACGCGCAACAGCTCGAGCTGGGACGCGCTGTTCGGCGCCGCGGGGATCGCAGGCCTGCCGGTGGTCACCGAGCAGACGGCGATCACGCTATCCGTGGTGTACGGCTGCCAGAACCTCATCGCCGGCGCAGTCTCGGCGCTGAGCTCGCCGATTTACCGCCTGCTAGCGGACGGCGAGCGAGACCAGCTCTATGGGGATCCGCTGTGGTGGGTCCTGAACGAACAGTTCCTGCCGCGCTGGAACGCCGCGAACGGCTGGGAGTATCTGATCCAGTCGTTGCTGATGCACGGCGATGGCATCGGGATCATCCACCGAAAGGGCGGCCTGCAGCTCGGCACGATTGACGGAATCGAGCCCGTTCACCCGCTGAGCGTCAACGTCATCCCGACGCCGGACCGCAAACGGCTTATCTACGCGATCGCGCGGGAGAACGGCGGTCTCGAGGTCTACGACCAGGACGACATCCTCCACTTCGCTGGTTTCGGGTTCAACGGGTGCCGCGGTCTTTCGCCGCTCAGGAATCATCTGCGGATGACGGGAAGTGTCGGCCTGGCGACGCAGGAATACGCCGGACGCTTCTTCGCCAACGGTGCCCGACCGGACATCCTGCTCACTTCAGACCAGGAGCTCAACCGCGAGCAGGCGAACCTGATCCGGGAACTGTGGGAGGAACAGTACGGCGGCCTGGCCAACAGCCACAGACCGGCAGTGCTCGGCCTCGGAACGAAAGCGGCTCCGCTGTCGCTGCCTCTGCAGGAAGCGCAGCTGCTCGAATCGCGGCGCTTCTCGGTTGAGGAGATCTGCAGGATCTACGGCGTGCCGCCCTACATGGTCG